CTCTGTTTAAAAAATATTACTCCATCTGTAGTATTTATGGCTAATTCACCTAATGCCAAATCTTGGACAGTGGGTTGAGTACCTACAGCAGAACTATTTTTTAATATTATTCTAATTGACATAATCTTAGCTAGTGTTACCTATAAATATACGGGTAACTATTTGTCAATTACTTATTATAAATTGACTACATTGTGCTTTTTATAGTGGATATAGATTCTTCTGTCTCTATAATTTCTATTTGTAATTTAGTTATAGTTTGCAAATCTCCAGTACTTTGAGCCAATCTCATAAGAACGTGTAAGTTTTGTAATTTTCTTTCTAACACAAGAATTATATCTCTAAGATTCATCTAATTTATATTTAACTATTAATAATATAACATAGTTCTCATTACCTCGGTAGATGTATGTTTTACAAACCATAAATATTTAAGACCGTCTGGACTTGTAAATACTTCCATCCTATTTCTTATTATTGCAGCACCATTTGCAAATGGCGCCAATCCTGCTCCATGTATCTGATTTGTATTAGTGTCTAAATAGTAAAATCTTAGTGTTGCATCTTTAGTAAAGTATATTCTATCTCCACCATCATAAGCGGTCATAGTACCAGTACTTAAAGTTTCTCCCAATGGACTTGCTGCTATAAATTCTACTTTATCAGTAGGTATATCTATAAATTCCCAGTTATTTGTAGCGCCACCGCGAGGGATATATATCCTTCTTCCTTTAAGATCTAGATTTGTTGTATTTTGCGCCCACTGCGCTTCAATACCAACGCTTCGAGTTGGTTGTTGCATAATAGCATAAGAAGAACTTAATAAGCCGGGGGCAGTTATACTTCCAAAAGTTAATGTAGTATTTGTATTACTTGCAATAGTAGTTTCTTCTCCTATACCAGACCCAGCTAATATTTTTAAACGTCTACCAGCAAAGAAGTTTGTTACCCAACCACTTGAAGTGATAGCCGTAAGAGGCACACTTTGAGTATAATTTACTAAATAGCTTCCAGAATAGTCTGTTACAAGTGTACCCGAAGCATAGTTAACTATAAAAGTACCTGGGAATATTAAACTACCTGTTATTAACGAGCCTATACCAAGACTTCCACTAACTCCCACATTAGTTGTTACAGTGAGTAAGTTTCCTGATATAGAACCAGATCCAACAAAAAATGCGTTTGTGTCAGTTAGGGTTGTTGCTGTTGGCACACTACCAGTAGTAAAACCAGTATACATACTACCAATCATGTCGTTTTTGGTCAATATATAGCGAGTAACTCCATTTAGCGGCGCAATAAATGTGGGCGTCGCAAATACAAGAGAGCTAGAAGTATTAGATACAATACGTGTAATTGCGCCAGTAGCAATACCATTTGTTGCTATCGTAGACACATTCATGTATAAATTATAACCTGCCCATTGATTTGTTCTCCAGTTCTTAGTAGTATCAACTAAAGTCGATAAACTTTGAGAAGAAGATCCGGATGCATTTGGTGTACCTGCCATAGTATATTGAAAAACACTCGCCGATGGTATACTCGTTATAGAAAATGTGCCATTATAGTTGGCATGTGATATACCTCTAATAGTTATTGGTTGATTAAGTTTAAAAGAATGGCTAACTGCTGTTGTTATTGTAGCTGTTGTGCCAGACGCAGTCATAAATGATATTCCTATCGGTTTATTATTACCAAATTGTGCAGATGCATTTAAAGCTATACCGCTCTCTTCGTCTCTACCATACGACGGCAAATCATCAGCGAGATTTAAGAACGCAATACTAGACTGACCCCCGATCGCAAGATATGTCTTATCAGGATCTGCTGTTATATTGTAAACTGATGAGCTATTATACGAAAAAGAAGAAGATCCATACACTGTAATAGAGCTAGAATTACTCGAAGCTATTGGTAATAGAGTTCCAAATCCACTACCACTAACGATTCTAAGGGCATAGTTTTTCCATCTATTTAATGGCCAGTTTTTTGTACTATCTATCAATTGATTAAAAGAACCCGAAGTCGCTCTACCAGCATCAAATCCATCTATAAAATATTGAGATCCAGAATTTGGTGCCACTGACATTGTCTCATATGTTAATGAAGTTGCGGTGTTAGTTAATATTCTTGCTTGTTGACCTTCGCCCTGTCCACTCCATATTCTAACATAATAACTTCCACTTAAGCTACTACTTGCCCATTGATTTACATTCCAAGATTTGCTGGAATCTATTAAACTAGAAGTTGTTGAAGTCTGCGTCACTATACCTCTCTCCCAAACAGTCGCTTGATCTCCTGTACGCTCCAGTGATGCGTCTGTACCTGTAGAGCGTATAAAATTAGTTAAAGATGTTTTAATATACCACGTATCACTGATTGCGTCATATTGTTGCACACTATAGTTAGAGGTAGCTTGTGAAGAGGCCAATATTATGGCTCCTCCCTCAACTTTAAAACGAGAAGAACTATCCGGCACAATTGACCATGGAAAATCAAGTGTAACGTTATTTGCCTCTATACTAACTATTGTCTGAACGCCTGCAGTAGCGGCAATAGCGGGAGAGAATACTGAAGGGATTGCAAAAGGCTCGTACGCTGCATACAATGTGGATCCAAAAATCAATTGATTAGCTGAATTTCCTATTATTCTTCTTACTTGAGTAGAACCAGCGCCTTGAATAACTCTCGCTTGATATCCTAACCACCTATTAACTCCCCAGTTTTTAGCTGTATCTGTTAATGTTATATCACCAAGCGTATTTGTAACTGTAGTGGCTATAGCGATATCTTCTACAATTGCATCAGATACGTCTAATATAGTTCTTCTTTGGCCGGCGCCTGTGCCAGAGACTATAGATACATCATAACCTACATAAGCTTTGCCAAAGTTAGCAGGTACATACAATGTATTATTAGTTGCTCCTAATACAAATCCCTCAATACCAGCAGACATTAAAAATCTCATTGTTGAAAAGGTTGTTGGAGTGATTGGTGGAGAAGCTAACTGCATGTACGTATCTGTCCAAGTATCGTATCTCCAAAAACTAGTAGCGGCATTTAAATAGTAGATATATCTACCAAAGTTTATATGCATCACAGGATTTAAAGCAGTACAAGAAGTAGATATCGCAGAACTGTTACCTCCCTGAGCTGCTCTTAATGGTTCCCATACTGGTAAATCTATTGCAAGTTTATTGTTATTAATTATGGCCATATTATTTATTTTATATTTTTACGATATATTACTTCTTAATCCTGTGTTATACATTATTCTTTGGTTCATCATTTGAAAGTCGTTGTTTGTGTAACCACCAAAGTTACCAATTGAGTTTGTACCTACTGGTAAGGCGTTAGTTATAGCTGTTACAGCTGATACAGTAGTTACTGTAGATAATGTTAAACCCGATGTTATAGAGTCTATATTAATTCTCTGTCTTTGTAAAGAATCTGCGTTAGAAGAAGCTTCTAAAGCTCTTAATATACGTCTCAATAAAAGTATTGAGTCATCTGTTGCAGCATTTTTTGGTACTTGGTTGTAAGCCATATTTTAATATATTATATATTGTGTGTTATTAGAACTTAAGTTTATTGCGTTAAATGGATTATCTATGTTTACTATTGTTCCATCATCTATCAAACTAAAATCTATTGCATATATAGTTGCTAAACCATCTATTAATTTTATTATATATTGATTTTTATTTCCTAAAGCTGTTGGTAATATAAAAGTATTTACCCCTTTTGAATTATAAATATACGTGTCTCCATTTCCAGAAGGAATTGATATTGTTTGGTTATTAACTTCTATTATATTTACAGAATTTCCTCCGCCTCCGCCACCTGTAACTGTAATAGGAAAAGTAGTTCCATCTCCTTTTGTAAAAGTAATAGTATTTGATGATATTGATGCTGTTACTAAAGCATTAGGAGTAAAAGACGCAGTAAAAGCTAAAGATGCTGTAGCGATGCTTCCCAATAAAAAAGAAGCAGTAAGCGCCAAACTACTAGTTTCAGCTTGACTCGCAGTACCAAATAAAGATCCAGTAATTCCTTGAGTTGCAATTATAGAACCTGTTACTATTAAGCTACCAGATATAATAGCAGAACCAGTAAAAGGAAAATCAGAGATGCTTCCACCGCCACCACCGCCACTACCTGTATTTACTGTTAGTGGAAATGTAGTTCCATCTCCTTTAGTAAACGTAATGGTATTTAGATTAATTGAAGCCGTAATTATATTAGTTAATGCTACTGATGAAGTAACAGCGAAACTACTAGATATTGATTGACTTGACGTAATAGAGTATGTACCTATTGCTAAAAAAGAAGCAGTAGCTGCATTAGTTGCAATAGAAGCTGTTGCTACACTCATTGAACTCGTCTGAGATACTAGTAAGTACGGAGTAAGCATCGATGCTGTACTACTATTTAATACATAAGCAGGGGCAAAAGAAGCTGTTTGTGTAAAAGAAGAACTAATTGCTTGACTTGCAGTACCAAATAAAGATCCAGTATATCCCAAAGTCGAGATAATAGAACCTGTTACTACTAAGCTACCTGATATAATAGCTGATCCAGTAAATGGAAAAGTACTTCCACCTCCTCCACCACCACTACCTGTATTTACAGTAATTGGGAATGTGCTACCATCTCCTTTAGTAAATGTAATAGTATTAAAATTTACTGAAGCTGTTAAAATATTATTTAAAGCCAAAGATGCCGTTACAGTTCTAGATGAGCTGACAGCAAATGATGCACTAAGTGCTGTTGATGCAGTAACTGCGGCATTTATCCATACACTTCCACTTCTTACTAATCCTTGACCAGTTTCAGGACTTATTATTTTAACATCATGTAATTCATCTAATTCGAATCCATTGTCAATTCTAACATACATTGAACCATTATTCAATTGTACTCTTAATACTTGACCTAATCTTACTGCGTGTAGTGGAGCCTGTGGAGCTGAACCTGTCATTGATCCACTTGATGCTAAAAATAATAACTGTCCTGCTGTATAATTAGATGTATCTATACCTAACAACTTACCTTCTGTCATTACGTAACCAAAAGCTTGATCAGGTATATTTTCATTAGTTAATCCTAAAGTATTAGCTGAATTTGTATCGTCAGTCCAATCCGCTAAAGAAATATTAGCATTATCTCCTGTAGCTCCTGATATTCTAACAACTTTTCCTTTATCGATTTGTACTCCAGTTACATTCTTTACATAAATTAAAACGTCTTGAGCATTATGAGCACCATCAGCAAATGAAGCTGTTAAAGCATAAGATGAACTTATAGCATTTAAAATAGAACCGCTAAAAAAAGAAGCTGTTGCAGCAAATGAAGAAGAAACTGCATACGATGAACTTATAACATTTAAAGCCCAACTAGCAGTTCCAAATAAAGAACCTGTATATCCTTGGGTCGCTGTTATTGATCCTGTTACTACTAAGCTGCCCGAAATTATGGCAGACCCCGTAAAAGGAAAATCAGAAGCACCGCCGCCTCCAGAACCTGTGTTAACTGTAATAGGGAAAGTACTTCCATCCCCTTTAGTGAAAGTAATAGTGTTTTGAGATACGGACGCAGTTACTAAATTATTCAATGCTATTGATGCAGTAATTGCTCTAGAGGAACTTATAGCAAATGAAGCGCTTAGTACGCTCATCGAGCTCGTCTGTGAAGTTAACACGTATGGTGCTAACATTGAAGATGTACTACTATTCAATACGTAAGCCGGCGCAAAAGAAGCTGTTTGTGCAAAGCTACTTGAATTTGCTTGGCTTGCTGTAATTGCATATGTGCCTGATTGTAAAGTAGATGCAGTTGCGGCATTAGTAGCAAATGATGCACTTGCTACACTTCCCAATAAAAAAGAAGCAGTGAGAGCCAAACTACTAGATATTGCTTGACTAGCAGTGCCGAATACTGATCCAGTGATTCCATTTGTCACGGTCCAGCTTCCACTGACTACGCCAGAACCACTTATTATTATGGAACCTGATATTACTGGACTATATATTCTCATTTTTTATTTGTTGCGCTGTTTATAAATATCTTTTTGGTCTACTTCTTTACCACTATACTTCCAGAAAATAAAAATCCAATGTTTATAAATACTTGATTTGTATTTATCGACTGTATTTGGATCGGTATTATTTGCTCTCTATCAACTGCGTCATATATCTGAACTATGGGATACTCTTCATTTAAACTATGAGTGATAGTATACATGGTTGATCCAGATACGCCTATTTTGTAGAATGGAGTATTTGCCGCAAATGATGCAGATGTTGCAAAAGATGCTGATATGGCGGTGCCACTTCCCTTTGATACAATTGCGTATCCACTCAATGCATTTGGAAAAGTAATTGTTATTGTATTTAAACTAGTAGCTACTACTTCTTGAGGTATTACTGCATAATAGTCAGAACCATAAACGTCAACATGCGGGATTTGAGTATTAAGATTATGGTTTATAGTCCAAGTAGTAGATGGACTAGATTGCGTATATACAAAACCTTGATCCATTATGCTAATAGCATAAGACGCAGTTAAAGCGTTTTGTGACCAACTAGAGGTTCCAAACAAAGATCCAGTAATACCTTGTGTAACTTCTAAAGAACCAGTAATTACAGCAGATCCGCTATATGGAAAACCAGCTCCTGTGCCTCCCCCTCCGCCAGATCCTGTATTAACAGTTATTGGAAATGTAGTACCATCACCTTTGGTAAAAGTAATTGTATTTAGAGATACTGATGCTGAATATATAGCATTTTGTACAAACGATGCAGTAGCCGCAAAACTGCTACTCAAAACAGTCATAGACGATGTTTGAGAAGACGCTATTACAGGAGAATTATTAATCCATAAAGATCCAGTTATGCGTACACTGCCTGTAAAATCATGACTTTGAGAAATATTATTACCAAACACGTCAGACCCAGAAACTAAAAAGTCGCTACCAGTAACTATAAGTCTACTTCCTGTAAACCTAAGCGGGGCAAGTATTTGATCTAATTTTAGTTGGGACATTTTTATGAGAATTTACCTACTGCTACTATTATTTTATCTGTTAATTCGTATCCCAATATTGGGGTGTTTACGATCAACACAAGATTGCCAAATCCATCGGGACCAAAACTTGATATTTCATTGGCCAATATAGGAAGACCGTTCGCATAAAAGTTAAAATTATTTACTGTCGTAGGCGGCAAACTAGATCCAGGCGAAGGTTGTAAAATAGATGCTCCAACAAACGTAGCTGTATTAGCGGTTACAGAGTTGGCTATCTTACTTATGAAAGTGTTTAAATACGCTAAATCAGCAGAAGCAGCGCCTCCAGATCCTCCAATATAGTTAACGATGTTAGCCCCTGCTCCCACAAAATTTGTAGCTTTATTCACTTGCGCTTGAGTTCTATTTGTTTTTGATATAAATTGCTCTTTGTCTCCGCTGGATACTTCTAAATCGAAAACTATCTGAGACGTACTATATTGTATTTTGGTTGATGCTAAATACTCGTTTAACACATCTGGTATTAAATATCCATTAAGTGTTATATCAAAGTTAGTTCTAACTAGTCTATCTTCTCCGACTTCGTAAGTTATAGAATCGTTGAAAGTTTCTATAGAAGAGTAAAATTTAAATCTTTCTAAATCCCCCCAATAAGATCTTGACGCAAAATTTAAACTCTCAATTAGTTTATTCATTTGTTCTGCGAAATTAGTCCACACTATACAAGAGTAAGTTACAGTTACGTAATCCGGAGTTACCACCACTTGATACTCTTTTTCGGGTACCCTATTCGTTAATACAGAAAAATTACTATAGTTGTTTCTTTTGTTGTATTTTTTTTCTATAAACTGTAAATTTTGAGCGAAATTTCCGTCTATCTTAAATCCAAGTTCTCTGTTTTGCGATATACTACTTCTAGAAAACATAATTAACGGAGCTTGTATCTTTCCATTTTTGTCCCTGTAAAATCCGTCTTGCTGTACTCCTTTCCAATTTTCTGGTGTTCCATATATCACGTTAACTGGTACAAGCTTATTATTTTGTATTACAGATAATTTTAATTTATTTTTTATATAATACATAACCGCTTCGTCCAAGTCTTGAATACCCACTTGTATGTTTTTGCCTTCGGAATTTCTTTGTGATAGTTCTAACGCACGATTATTTTCCGGTTGACCCAATTTGGCCTCCATTATACGCTCGGTTTGATCGGGCGCTGCCAGAGCTTCCATGAACTCTCTCTGCTTAGCTGGTCTTACTTTCGTATTTGCCATTAAGGTACTATTTTAGTTATGCCCAGTGACTCCCCAGAAGCATAGTGAGTGTTTAATATTATAGAGTAAGAAGATCCGTAATTTTCCAATCCCGTAGAATACGCGTAAGCGTTGTCCTTACCAACTATTAGTTGGTTTTCGTTAACGTTATCCACCAAATAATACAATTCGTTGTACATTATCACGTCTCCCACTTCAGGATATATGTTTGCGTCTACTAAGTGATCCCTTAAGAACCTAAAATCCACGGGTCTATTGACGTCCCTACCAAATTGTTCTTGGTTTACTCCAAAATCTTGTCTAGCTATCAAACAATACACAAGTACGGGACCCACGTAGTACTTATTAGCTGATTCTCCGTACAAGTTTGCTTTGGTTTTATCGAGCATGATTTTATAGTAGCCAACTTGTTGACTAACTATGTCTTCCATAAATTCCCTAGACACGGACTTCATTAAATTTACGTCCCTAGTACTACCAAATAATGCCATGCTTCGTTGTTGTTTTATCCAATGTATATCAAAGACGGTACTTGCATCAACGTATTCGTAATCGATTGATTTTCTATGTCTTTTCTTTCTAACTGTGATTTTCTACTCATATCTTCAAGATCGGATCTCAATTTTTCCCTTAACGCCGCTTGTGCGTCTTTACCTTTAGCAATCAAATCCGCTCCGTTTAGTGTAAGTTCGCTACCAGGTATTGCCAATTGCGTGTATTTTCCTCTAATCAATCCCAACAATTCTGAAGCTAAAGCTAAAGTGTATTCGTATATCCACTGCTTACCAGGTTGATTGATTTGTGAGTACGATATCTTCGTGTAAGGTACGTTAGATGGATTTGAAATAAGTCCCGTATTAGTTCCGTACGGACTGTTTCCTGTAATACTCGATAATTCGCTCTTCTTCGAGTAAGTTAACCAAAGATTCATTCCGTCTATTTCTGGTCTTGGAAATATTCTAAGTTTGTTATTTATTAACTCAAATGTATACGCGCTCCTTCTCACTTGATTAGACATCTCTATTTGTTGTATACGCTGTATGTCCCAATAAACAGGAAAAAGAACGAAGTTTAAACCTGGGGAGTAGGAAGCCCAACCAAAATTTTCTGTAGCTCCTTGATAGTTTATAGATCCCCCTATGTACGGATCATAGTACTGATTAACTGCAGGCGAGCTTTCATAAAATACCCTCTGCACAACCATTCTATCTCCTTGTTGTATCCAACTACTGCTTATCGCCAATTGTTGAATATCGTAAATTTGCTGTCCAGCAACCAACGATATAGAACCAGTATAGTACTCTACGTTACCGCCCACTCCAGCTGGGGAACCGTAATTATCGGCCAAAGTTATGATTGAATTCAAAGATGGAACTACAACTGTGTTATTTAATACAGAAGATGTTGGAGCTCCCTCTAAACTTAAATAGTTGTCTTTAATTTTTGCGTGATACAACTCTTCCGCGTACACAGAGACAGCTTCTTCAAAACAAGCATAGATGTTTACGTCTTGCAATTCTACGTCCACTACTGGATATCCCAACTTATACGCGACGTAGTTCGCTGCTTTAGGTCCATCTGCTCTGTAGATTACGTCTTCGTCGTAAAATCCAAAAGGAGTGCTTCCGGATATAGGTCCAGGATTACCTGAATAAATTATTGGATTTGCCATGATTTTTAATCTCTGTGATCAATGTATATTTTTAGTATATCCTCCACTATTGGATCTCTGTGATTGGTTTTTAATGTCACTACAGCAAATCCTATAACGTTTGTTAAATTGTTACATATAAAATTAAATCCGGATAACTTCTTATCTTTTAAATCGATTTGGGCTACGTCTCCGCATATAATCATCTTAGAACCCTCGCACAATCTACCCAATATCAATTCCATTTGTCGATGAGTTATATTCTGCCCTTCATCCACCACTACACAACAATTGCTTAAATTTCTTCCTCTCATAAAAGCAACTGGTATTACTTCTATTTTTCCTTCTGCTATTTCTCTATCAATCTTTTCTTTGTTATACAGTCTATACATATTGTCGTATATGGCTGCTGTATACGGAGCAAGTTTCGCGTCTTTATCGCCAGGCATAAATCCCAAATCTTCTCCAGAAGTTACAGCTGGTCTAGTTAATATTACTTTCTCTACTTGATTAGTAAAGAGTAAATCTAACGCAACCTGTGCTGCTACCATAGACTTTCCCGAACCTGCTCCCCCTCGTATAACTGTTATTTTATTTTCTAATATAATCGCCTTTGCTTGTTTCTGTTCTTCGTTTAAAGATACTTGAAACTTTATTGGATTCTTTGGTTTTTTTACTACTTTTTGTGGTTTTGTACTACTCATTGAACTACTTTGATTTTATATAAATATGAGTAGACAGCATAAAAAAAGGTCCGATTTTGGTCGGACCTTTTAGATATTAGCTGTTATTCAATTACACAATGTTCAGATCAGCTACGTAAACTACTCCGTAGTATTCAGGACGAACCATCGTCATCGCGTAGCGGGTCATGATACCTTTGCGCGGAGTGAAGGTTTGTGGATCGTACACAAGAGGAGTCATGATCAGAGGCACATAAGGAGAGTATACAGCACCGCACTCAAGGAACTGATTTCCACGGAATCCCATCAGGATAGTGTTTTCAGTCATGTATGGGTTCTTATACACCTTGTAGCGACTGTTCAAGCTACCGATCTTTTGTACGCCGAAAGCGTATTTCATAGTATCAGCAGCACCGTCAGTGTCAGCAGCGAATCCAGGGATTGATTCCAGGATGGTTGCAACCGCTGGAGAAATTACCATGAAGTTGGCACCTCCGCGAAGTGTACGCTGGTGGATGATGTTAGATACTTTTTGCAGTTTGATACCGATTGTTTGGAACCAAGACATTTGAGTGTAGAACACACCAGCAGTGTTGGTTACGAAAGCGGTATTGGTCGCGTTGATCTGACTACCTACGCGAGCTGACCAATATTCAACTGTAGGAGCTTCTTGTAACAACATCTCAAGTACTTCGAGATCGATCTCTAAAGAGATGTACTCAGACAAAAGACCAGTCAATTCGGCCTCTGCGTCAAGAGAGTGATACGCGTTCAGATCCTGAGCGAATTCCGGAGTCCACTGAGCTCTAAGCTTACGAGTTTTAGCAGAAATCGTTTGAGATTTCATCTGTACGTTAATCTCAGGGATAACGATGCTTGTGTTGCTAGCAGCGTTTGGTACTGAGAAACCTTCTGTTGAGCTTCTGTCTTCGAAGTCACCTCTTACGTTAAAGTCAGTGTCTTTGTTGAACAGTACACGCAATTGGCTAGCGGAACCAGTCAATTGGTTAAACTGTACAGATGACAGAGAACCGGTGAAAATGAAGCTGATAGTGTCAGCAACAGAGTTGTAAGTGGTAAACTGATTGATCACACCGTCAGTTCCGATACCAGAACCAACGAATTCAGTAGCGCGTACGCCAAGCTCGTTGAATGCAGGAGCAACTGATCTTTGGAAGTTTGCGATAGTTACTTTAAACACTTGAGTTGCTGCGAGCGTGTTTGTAGTAGCTTGAGTAACTAAAGAACCACTGAAAGTTGAATCGAACTGTACGTCAGCGAAAGTTACAGCTGAACCAGTTGCAACAGAAGCACTAACGAAAGAAGAAGAAAACAGGTTCAGTGAGTAGTTCCATCTACCAGCTCCGTAAAGACCA